TTGCGAACGTTCACGTCAATGTAACTTGCAAGGATGACGAACAACCAGGCAACAATCATCGTTGTCATGATTCGCAACTTGTATTCGGACTTGAACTTTCCATCCGACTTGTCCGGGAACTTTTTATGAACGCGGCGACCAAGGAAATACGCGGATATTACGTCCAGGATGACCGCAATCAAACACGGGACAAAGAAGTCGATTGATGTTTCAACCGCAACCAGGAATCCGGCAATCATACTTGTCAACCATTGAATCAGTCTTTGGCAAACTTGATATTTTAAATCGTTCATGTCGTTTAGGTAAATTGAAAACACTTTCCAACCTTGACAATTGTCGTGTCCATTGGGAACAACTTCAACGGTTGTTCGCCGCTATCCGCGCGCCGCTTGTTGATTTCGGGCAATTGCGCTTGGGCTTTCTGAATGTCACCAATCAGAATGTCCGACCCGGTAAAGCATGAACGCCGTTGTCCGACCGCCTTGCCGTTTTCGTCTTTGGTGAAGAAATCACCGTCCGCGTCCGGCTTGTCGTTGAATGTGGCAAGAACGACTTGCATCTGCATTCGAAGTCCGGATTGATTCTTTCCCGGAAATTTCGTTGGCTGAATCAACACTTTTTCAATCAAGATTCTTTTATCGAAAAGTTCTTCCAGGTCGATTCCCTTGCCAACTATCACATCCGCTTCGATTCCAAGGTCACTAAATTTCGCCATTTTGGTTGTACGGTGTTTTAGATTTCATACTCGGTCAATATCTCAACAACAAGGGTGTCCACGTCCTTTCGGAACTGCAAGAACTCCTTGTATTCGTCAACTGCATCGGGATTGATTTCAATGCCAAGGACGTGTGAATTGTAGGCATTCACAATCGCAAATTCCTGGCTTTCGTCAATCACATCACGGATGATGGCTTTCTTCAAGGATGCTTTGGTCGGCTTGTCCCAAATACGGACTTCGTGACATTGCCAACCGATTTGGCGTTCCTCGCTCTCGCCGTCCGGTGTTCCCATTTCGGGTTCGATGTTGTAACGGATGATAGTTGAACCATCGTTGTCATGTTCCAACGCGGCGGGTTTGCCGTGTTCCATGTCGTAATGCGCGTTTGGCGCGATTGAATCTAATTTCATAAGGCAAATCTTTTTGAATTTTTGACACTAAATTTATTGAATCACAATACTTGCACCAACCCCACCAAGATGCGATTGCTTGCTTATATTGCGCTTTGGTCGGCATGACCTTTCGTTTCCTCAACCTTGCCACCCGGCGGCAAAGGTGTTGTTTGATGGTCTTGCGCAACCTGGTATGCGTATGATAAAACACATATCCCAAGAAGTCGATTCCGCGCGAATCAACCGGGAACACCTGGTCGTTCTTCTTGATTTTCAACTTCAAGTTGTCATGCAAGTATTTTCGCATATCGACAAGAAGATGATGCAACCAATCCTTGTTGTCCGATAGAATCACAATGTCATCGGCATATCTGAAATAATACTTCACGCCCTTTTCCTCTTTCAACCAATGGTCGAAATACGAAAGATAGACGTTGGCAAAGTATTGTGAAAGATAATTGCCGATTGGGACACCATCTTGCACGGAATCAATAATTTCATCAAGAAGCCACAACAACCGCGCGTCCTTGATGCGGCGGCGGACAAGTTGCTTCAAGACTTCGTGATTTATGTTCGGGTAGAAATGCCGGATGTCAATCTTCAAACAATACTTTGTCCCGTCCGGGTCTGTGTCCATGGCAAAACGCAAGTCTTGCGCGCACTTGTGGATTCCCCGGTTCTTGATGCAAGAATAAGTGTTCTTGACGAACAAGGACACCCAAATTGGTTCAAGATAGTTCATCACGGCATGATGAACTATTCTGTCCGGGTAATATGGCAACCTGGAAATCAAGCGTTCCTTTGGTTCAAAGATTGTGAATTGATGATATTCGGACGTTTTGAAAGTCTGATTCTTCAAACTTTCATGCAAGGCAAGAAGATTCGCTTCACGGTTCTTGTCATGGACGCGGACACCATACGAACGCAACTTTCCCTTGCGGGCTTTTTCGTCCGCAAGACGCAAGTTGTCGATGCTGATTATCTTGTCATATAGACCGCCGATTCGCTTCATATTTCTTCACTTTGCTTGTATAGTAGGACTTTTCGGGTTTCCCCTACCAAGACCGTTTTACGAATGAAATTTTTTGCCCCTGGTTTTATCCAGGTCATGCGCCGGACATTCCGGCGTTTTTGTGGCAAGGTTTCCTTTGATGCAAGATTGTATATTTTTGACAAGCAACGCTGCGACCCGATATTCGAATTCGCATTCGTAGGCGTATTATTCGTATTCGCATAAACGAACCCCGCATTCGCGTCATTATTCGCATTACCGCTGAACAGAACACCACGACAAAGGACAACCCTTTAATATCTCTTTTTGAAAGGCGGGGCGGCTTTGTTGCCGCCCTACCTTTTGAAGTTCCACATCACCCCGTCATGCGGCAAGGATGATTTCGATTTTGCGCTTCGCGCCGATTACGCCGCCGGGATAAAGCAAAGCCGCGACCCGAAAAGCGAACTCGCATAAGTAGGCGTAATATGCGTATACGCAAAAACGAACCCCGCATACGCGCCATAACTCGCATCACCGCCGAACAGAACACCACGCGTTGCACTTCCGCTTCCTGGGATGTCTGTATAGAAGTTATCGCAAAAATAAGTTGTCGAACCGCCGCCGATTGACAACGGCATGATTTCGCCATACTCACCAAGGATGACTTCTTTCACATAGCCATTCGAACGGGGCAAGTCGCCGCGATAGTCGTAATTTGCGGAAATGCTTGAAGCAAAGTTCGCCGGATTGTCGCATACATAGAACATGGACACGCCGCCCGCCGCTTCACTCTGAATGTTGCACAAGCAACCGTCAGTCCATTTCCAAATGTGACCGAACGGGTTTTCAACGCCGCGATATGATGGAACGGGCGCGGCATAGTGAACCGTTGTTCCATCCGCTTTCATGGCATTGTATGTGACAACGCCCGTGCGGTTGCCAAGTGAATTTGTTGTTCCGCAAGGAACGAAAGGCATAGCACCATTATAACCGCCCCAATCGGAAATCTGTGTCACACCCGCGCCAAGACCGCCTTGATGGTAGCCGTTTGAATCCAGGGCGGCATTGTATTCGGCTTGCGAATTGAAATTGCAATACTCGATTGCAAAGAACCACCAAAGTTCCTTGTGCAACTGATAGACGTTGCAGTTCCATTCAGTCGAACGACCTTGACGGGCGTATGTACGGAAACTTGTCAAGGAAATGTTTGTTGCCGGGCGACCAAGCAAAGAACGATAAGTCCCGTCCCAATCTGCATTGTTGCCGCCGCCGCGATAGTCTGCACCCATGTTGACAACAGACATCAAAGTGTTCGTTGAACGCTGCACGGTTGCTTCATACGCGGAAATATACGCCTTGTTCCACTTGTGGAATCCTGGCAACTCCTGGGTTGAAATCAATGCACGGCGTTTTGTGCCGTCCATTTCGAAACGCGCATAACATTCGGGCAACTCGACCATGACTTGACCGTCTGCACCGGAAAGGTTTGCCGCCGCGCCGTTGTCGCGCTTCGTTGAATCGTTGGCGTTCAAGTAGTAGTTCACCGTTCCATTTGTATTCAGAACACAACGGCGGATAAGTGACTGCACGGGCAATTCCGCGTGAAGTTCCGCTTTTCCGATACGGGTTGGCACGGGATTGGACACGGTTGTGTCCCATTCGATTCCATAATAGAAATCATAAGCAAATTCGGGCTTTGTGTTGCCCATTCCAATGATAAGTCCCATTTTAGTAACCAAATTTTAAGTTAAGACTTGACAACGATGTTGCCTTGATACATTTCACGATTTCGGGATTCCAACCACAATCGAACTTCGTTGTGATGGTTTCGCCGTCCGGCATCCCGGCAAGTTGCACTTCAAGCACAACCGGGGTTGAACCGTCATTTTTGATGTTGAACGGTTGCCCGTCTGCAAGACTGAAATCGCCCTGGGTGATGTCGCCGACAACTCCCATGATTCCGACTTGTGCGGACACCATTTCGCCGCTTCTTGTAATCATATTCGATTCTTTTTTAAATTTAACACATGCAAAAGTAATGATTTTGTGTCATAGTGATACACACTTGTTGATAACTGAATCATAACTTTTGCGTTCACTCACCATCGCCGGGCGTTGGTTCATCCTGGATTTCCCAAGACTGAACCAATATCCCGTCAACGATTTCAAGCCTTTCAACAACGACCTTTCCCGGTTCGGGCGTTGGTTGCTCGCTTGCCACAAAGTCGATGAACCCGGAATTTCTCAACTCTGTTAGATATTCGCCCGCCCGCGTGTCAACACAACGCAAGTCAAGCGGTTCGCCGGGCGTGTATTTTGCCAATAGAATTTGTTGCACCATATCAATTTCGATGTTGTATTATCATGTAACCACCATTATAATAGCGCAAGACAAGAATGTCGCCTTTCGCCATATCAATGTATGAATGCGCACCACCATCATTGTTGTAGATTTGCGCACCCGTGCTTGAACGGACGCGGATTGTGTTCGGCATATTGCGGTCACACACAATTTCCAAGTCAAACATGACATTTGCATTCGAAACGGCTGAATCAACACTTGATTTTGTCGGCAAATCAACACCAAGCAACGAACTTGCATTTGCCGTGAAATGAAATTTGTGTGTCAACTCAAACCAGGTTCGAATGATGTCCGTGTATGCTTGTCCGATGTAACCCTTACTGAACAATGCAAATTTTCCGATGTTCAATTGGTTTCCGATGATTTCAAGTGCTTTTGGATGATACCAATGTTCCATTGAACCGTCCCCGGCTTCACACTTGATGAATGCCGCCGTTCCCATTACATAGTTGTCGCCAACCAATTCAATGTCCAGGCAATTGTCATATCCAATCCAATTCAAATCACCCATCGCCGCAAGAACCTTTGTTCCGCTTCTTTCACGGCGGAAACGAATGTTTGAATTTGTCAATGAAAGTCCCTCACCGCTTGAATAAGAATTTTCGCCGCCGATGCGTCCCTGGTTGATGGCAAAACCACCAATCGAACCCGTGATGGCTCTTATTACACCCTCAACGGTCGCTTTCGTCATCACAACCGAACCGTCTTGCATGACACGATAAGGCGCGGTTGCTCTGTTTTCAAACGATGCGCCCGCCCAAAAACGGATGGATGCGGCGGTTGTTCCTTTTCCGGTCATACCCGCAAGGATGCTTTGG